TTCGGCTGGTTTATTAACTAATGGCATGAAAAAAAATGCTGGTGAACAGGCTGTAAAACAACTTAACAAAGGTATTGGTGATAAAATGTTAAGTATTTTAGGTATTGCGGGCAAAGAAGGTGCTACAGAAATAGGGCAAGCTATTGCTACAAGAATAAACGATTACGCTTGGTTAGGAGATTATAAATCTATACAAGATGCTGATGGCAAAGTAACAACACAGTCAATATTAAAAGATCTTTATAGTATAATTGACGAAGGTATCATTGGTGCATTTAGCGGCGGTGGTGTTAGTACAGTTTCAACAGCTATTCAAAATAATGAAATATTAAAAGCTAGGGTTGAAGACTTGATGATGTCGGTAAGCACTAGAGAGCAAAGAAATAAACTTGTAAAAGAATACGTTCAAAGAAACGAAGAAATAAAAAAAGCTAAAGACGATGGGCAAACTAGAAGAGCAGCGGCTTTATTAGGATTAAATAGAAAAACAGCAGCTAAAATATCTGAAATACAAGCTAAAAATAGAATGGTAATAGATAATATTACTGGTACAGATTTACAGACATATGCTTCAAATGTTGATGCAATAAATGCTTTAGCTGATGGTAATGTAACAAAGTCTACACAAAGAGAAATAGATAAACTTGTTACTGAAAATAATCAAATATTTGATAAAGCTTTAAAAGAAAACTTTGGTGAAAATTATAGTTTTACAGAAGCTGCAGCAAAACAATTAGGATTAAAAACAAGAAAAGCTAAAACAACAGCTGAATTTAATAAATTAATTAAAAAGCTATCAGGTAAAACAATAAAAGATTCTAATGGTGTAAATGGTGTTTTTATAGGCAAAGGACAAATTATAATAAATGAATCTGTAGCACTTGAACAAGGTGCAGTTGGTGTTGGTAGTCACGAAATATTACACCCTATATTAAATGCAATGGTTGGTGATGCAAATCAACAACAACAAATTGTAGAAGAATTTAAAAATACATTAACTCGTTCACAAAGAAGATGGACAGATAATGAAATGAAAAGACAAGGCAAACAAGAAGGTACTTCAGAATATTATACAGAATATTTAAATGTATTTTCAGAAGGTCTTGTAAAGAATAGAATTAGTTTTGATTTAAATTTTGGTGAACAAGTAAGAGATTGGGTAAAAAACTTATTTGTTGGTAAAGGATTTAAAAATATTGATTTTAGAAGTGGAAGAGGTGTATATAACTTTATGAAAGCTTATAATCAAAGTATAAAAGATGGTAAGCTTAGTAAAGAAGTATTGAGTGCTTTAGATGCAAAAGCGGTAAAAGAAGCTGAAGCTTTAGGTAAACAAATACAAAAATCTGAAATATCTAATGAAATACAAAAGATATATGATGATAAAGGATTTAATGGTGCTTTTGAAATATTAGAAAAATACGAGGGTATGGCTAACAAACATGCTCAAAGATTTAGAGACGTGCCAGGCTTTGCTACAAACTCAGATATATTAGTTGATGAAATATTAACAGGTAGAAGAGGTGTTATAGATTTAATAAGAGCATATAATCCTGGTTCAGGTGTACCTTTAGCTGCTTATATAAATAAATATTTATCTTCAAGAGTTATTGAAATAGCAAACAGAGTATTAGATACAAACTTTAAAAGCGATGTAACTGAAGCAAGAGGTGTAACTGATACAGTTATTGAAGAAAACGTAAAAGAAGATACTCAAAGACCAAGTTTGCGTTTATCATTAAACTTAACGCAAGAAGTTATTGATAGAGTTAAAGATGCTGTTGTAAAGAGTTTTGGTACAAGAATGCCAGAAGTTACATCAAAACAATTTAAAAAACAGTTAGTTGATAATTATAAAACATTTTTGAAGCCAACAATGGCTACAATGATGGGTACTGAGCAGAAATATAAAGATTTTGTTAGTGAAAATTTTAAATTAATATATGATATATTGCCTCAATCAATTATCAATAAAAGATTCAAACCTTTTGCAGAACCAGTTGTAGATGAAAACGGTAAACAATTAAGAGAAAAAACTGCACAAGGTAATAAAATATTTAGAAAAAAGAAAATAACAAGACAAGAGTTTGTTGATTACTTTACAGGCCCTAATGTAGGTGGGTCTACAAAAGGCGCAAGAAAAACAGCTTTATCTGAGGCTTTAGCACAAGAAGTTGCTTTTGATGCTACATTAGATGTTTTAAGAAATCCTGATGTATTTGAAAAAGTAAAAGCAGTTGCAGCAGCACAAGAAATTGATATAGCTGATAATTATTTATCACAAGTAGCATCTAAAATAGACAGAGGTGTTGATTTTCAGTTTAGTAGAGAATCTAACAACGCAGCAGATTTATATGCTATTAGAGATGCAATTATGGAAGGTAATTTACAAGAAACTTTTCCTAATATATATGATGAAATACTTAGCGCAGCAAAAGGGTTAGGATTATCTGTTCCTTCAGCTTTTAAAGGTGTAACATATGAAAGCTATGTAACAAAAGTTCAAAATGATAAGAAAAGTAAAAACTTAAAAGTAATTGGTGATGGTTTAATGGGACCCACTGGTACTGATGTTATTTTTGAATTAACAAAAGATAATGGTAATAAAGCTTCTATAGGTACTGAAATTAAAAATGGTGTAAGAGATCAATATGGCAGCGCTACATTTAAAACTAATAAAGAAGGTAGTTTAGAAACAACAAATCCTTTAATGGCTGATATGATACCATTTTTAGCTGAAAAGTTAGAAATATATGAAGAATTACATAAAAGAGCTGAAGAAATACAAGGCGAAACTATTGAATTTAAATTTCCACAAACAGGTTATTTAGAAAGCACATGGAATCAACTAAAAGATGAGTTTATATCTAAAGAAAGAAACATACAACTTATTTTTGACAATGCTCATTTGATTGAAAAGTTTTATAATAAGAAAGGTGTATACGCAATGTACATCGGTAATAAAGGCTTATTTTATTTAGGCAATAATAAATATGATTTAAAAGCGCCTAGATTAGAATCTAAAATGAAAACCTATATGTCTTTACGATCTAGTGGTACAAGAGCTGATGGTAAAGTTACATTAACATTAAGAGGGTTTAATGCTTTAGTAAATGGTAAAAATTTACCTAAAAACACATTAATAAGTGACGCTAATTTTGAAACTGATTATTTCCAAGCTAGTAAAGAAGCTGGCGCTTTAGATGCAGAATTTAATGATATACTGCAGGATAAATTTAAAATTGGTTCACAAGCTAGATATACAGCTATAGACGCTAGAAGAGAAGGTAAAAACAAAGGTATGTTTAACTTCTTTATACCACATAGTGCAGAAGATTTTCAAGGTTTAATGTATGCTGTATTACCAAAAGGTAAAAAAGGCGAAGTAGCACAACAATGGTTTAGACAAAATTTGTTTCAACCATATGCAGTTGCAATGGAAAATATTAATAGAGATAGAATGGCTTTAATGAATAATTTTAAAGCATTGAAAAAGAAAATTAATACTGTTCCAAAAATACTTAATAATAAAATACCAGACAGCAATTTTACTTATCAAGATGCCGTAAGAGTATATATATGGAATAAACAAGGTATGGATATACCTAATTTATCTGATAAACAAGTAAAAGATTTATCAAATACAGTTAAAAAAGATAAAGATTTAAGATCTTTTGCAACTGAATTGATTGGTTTAAATGGTGATGTTGGTTATATAAAACCTGGTGAAGCGTGGGATGTTGGTACAATTACTACTGATTTAGTTAGTAATTTAAATGAAGGTGTTAGAGGCAAACACTTAGCTAAATGGAAAGAAAATGTAGATATTATATTTAGCCAAGATAACTTAAATAAACTAGAAGCTGCTAATGGTAAAGCATATGTTAGTGCATTGAAAAATGTATTAAGAAGAATGGAAACAGGAAGAAATAGAATGGGTGGCGGTAATCCAATTGTTGATAAATGGTTGGATTGGCTTAATAATTCTGTTGGTGCTATCATGTTTATAAACGTTCGATCTGCTGTACTACAGACTATATCTACCGTAAACTATATGAACTGGTCTGATAATAACCCTTTAAAAGCAGGTTTAGCTTATGCTAATCAACCACAATATTGGAAAGATTTCTTAATGATATTTAATTCAGATTATTTGAAACAAAGAAGAGGAGGTTTAGAATTAAATGTACAAGAAAACGAAATAGCAGATATGGCTAAAAGAAACGGCGTAACCGGTGTTATTAGTTATATATTAAATAAAGGTTTTGTATTAACAAGAATGGCAGATAGCTGGGCAATTGCAAACGGTGGTGCGGCAATGTATAGAAATAGAGTTAATACTTATAAAAAACAAGGTTTATCAGAACAAGAAGCAGAACAAAAAGCTTTTGCTGATTTTAGAGAATTAACAGAAGAAGCACAGCAATCATCAAGACCAGATAGAATTAGTCAACAGCAAGCAAGTGGGCTAGGAAGAGTTATATTAGCTTTTGCTAATACACCAATGCAGTATACAAGATTAATGAAAAGAGGCGCGCAAGATTTAGTAGCGGGTAGAGGTGATTGGAAAACTAACGCATCTAAAATAATGTATTACGGTGTTGCGCAAAACTTATTATTTAACGCAATGCAACAGGCATTATTTGCTTTAGGATTTGATGATGAAGAAGACGAAAAGAAAAAAGATAAATATGCTAATGTAGCTAATGGTATGGCTGATTCAGTGCTTAGAGGTACAGGTGTAGCTGGTGCAGCGGTTTCAGCAGGTAAAAACTTTTTGATAGATTTAAATAGAAGAAGTAAAAAACCTAGACCAGAATTTAATGAAGCACCGTGGAAATTACTTGATATATCTCCACCATTATCTTCTAAGCTAAAAAAATTAAGATCAGCAGGATATGCGTTTGATTATAATATGAAAGAAATACAATCAAAAGGTTTAACTTTAGAAAATCCAGCTGCTATGGCTATTGGTCAAACAGTTTCAGCTTTAACTAACGTTCCTTTAGATAGAGTATTAAGATTATATGATAATGCAAGAGCGGCTGTTGCAGAAGATACAGAAGCGTGGCAAAGAGTCGCGTTGCTTTTAGGCTGGTCTACATGGGAATTAAATATAGAAGATGATAAAAAATCTAAAAACCCTATTAAAAAGAAAACTAATACTAGAAAAATAAGAACTAAAAAAAGATTATAATGGCAAAAAAAGACGCATGTTATCATAAGGTAAAGTCAAGATACAAAGTATTTCCTTCAGCATATGCTAGTGGAGCATTAGCAAAGTGTAGAAAAGTTGGCGCAAAAAATTGGGGTAATAAATCAAAAAAATAATTATGGGATATAAAAAATCAAATCCAAGTCCTGCAGCTAGGCAAGCTCTTATAAATGGTGCTGCAAGATATGATACTAGAAAATATTTAGGTCACACATCAAAGAAAAAACCAAAAAATGGCAGTAAGAAAAACTAAAAAAGGGTTAGCTCTTAAACGTTGGTTTAAAGAAAAATGGATTGATGTTCGTACAGGCAAACCATGCGGTAGACGTAAAGGTGAAAAGCGTGGTACACCATATTGTAGACCTAGTAGAAGAGTATCAAGTAAAACACCAAAAACTTCTAGCGAAATGTCTTCATCTGAAAAAGCTGCTAAGATAAGAGAAAAGAAAAGATTAGGACAACCAGCTGGTAAACCAAGAAGAGTAAAAAACGTTAGAAGAAGAAAATAACGCGTGATTACATATATTATACAAACTTAACTCAACATGAAACAAATTCTCACTATATTAATACTATTAATATCGTTTAATAGTAACGCACAGTTCTTTAAAGAAGTTTATAAAGATTTCTTAAAATATGGTACATTTTATGCAGCCGGCAACGTGGGTAATGCAAAAATGGAATCTAAAGAATATTTCGTAAGAACAGATCCTAATGACTTATACGCAATACCACAAGTTGTAGATGAAACTGTTTATCATCCTTATGATTATAGATACGGTTTTGGTATACGTAAATTAGCTAGATTTGATTACGAAGTTAAACCTGGCACGTTTTGGACTGGTGATCAGAAACTTGAAAAGCAAATTGCTTTATCAGCCCCAACATCAGCTGTAAAAGGTTTAGAATATTTATTACATTGGGAAAAAGAAAGAAAAAATGGCGATGAATTTACTAATAAAAGATTATTTGTAAGACATACAGGTAAATATCATATTGGTAAATTTGAAGCTAGAGAACAAGGTAATGTAGGTTTTGAATATACTTCTGGTGAAGTAAGAGCCAGATTACCTATTGGTAAGAAGTTTAGTATATCTGCTGGCGCAATATATAGAACTCACCAACAACCATACGGGTATAATCCAATTGAAATATGGTTAAACGAGGTAGAAACATATACAGATCCTAACACAGGACAAACATTTGAATATCCTAAAAACCCATGGTATTCATTAGGTTTTTTATATGGGTATGATGATATATTTTATCAATCAACTGATGAAAACGGTAATCAAACAAGTGATTGGTATTGGGTAGATGCTGGAGGTGAAATAGTTGCTTATACAGATTTACAGTTTAGAGACGATGTATTTTTTGAATTGATGAATCGTTTTAACGAAGAAGCATGGGCTGAATTAGAGCCATTTGCTGAGATTGCTCCAATCGTCGGTTTTGATTTTTATCATTACAAAGCTAATTTCTGGCTTCATGCATACGGAAATTACATACTACCTTATCATAAATATGTTAAAGGTAATGAAGACTTTAGCTATCTTCATAGAAACAGCTGGGGCAAAGGTGGCCACAATGATTTATTAGAAGGTGAACAATGGGACGATTACCAAGCAGGTTTAGTTTTTGGATGGAAAGTTAGCAAAGCAATAGGTATATTTATTGAAGGTGAATATACTAAATTTTGGGACTCAAAAATATTTAACTCAAACTTCGGGGTTAACTTTACATTTAGATAATGGACGAACTATCAGAAAAATCAAAAGTATCGTTAGATATAAAAGCAATGATCGGTGCTGTTATTGGTATTATATCAATAGCTAGTGTTTGGTTTACATTAACAGCTGAAATAGCACAATTACAATTAGATGTAATAAGAATGCAAGATGCTGTTGCACTTAACGAAGAATTTAGAATTAAATGGCCTCGTGGTGAAATGGGAGCTTTACCAGACGATGCAAAACAAGATTTAAGAATACAATATTTACAAGATGACGTAGAACAACTAAAGTATGTTGTTAAAGCGTTAGAAATAGACAATGCTAAAAAATAATCATGGCAAAGCAAATATCAGAAGAAACTAAAGTAACAATTGATTTAAAAACAATAGGTATGGCCGCTGCAGGAATTTTTGCTCTTGCAACTATGTGGTTTACTTTACAAAATGATATAGCGCTTGCTAAGGAGCTACCTGCTCCCGTTATTGATAGGGTTGAATATGATTTAAAAGACGAATTAATTCGCCAGACAATTTTAGATACTCAGGATGATGTTGAAGCTATGAAAGAGCAGTTAGATAAAATTGATGAAAGATTATACGAACTACAACAACGAAGATAATGAAATACCTTTTAATTTTAATTCCATTTATATCTTTCGCTCAAGTTGACGTACCAGAAAAATACTGGATAGAGGACAGTGAGTTTGAAAATAAAATAAACGAGAAGCAAGCGTTTGGTGATGATAATACTAAGCCAGTTGTAATAGAATTTTGGGCTAAGTTTAATGAAGCTAATTGTTTTGGTGAATGGGAACAATTAAAAGATGCAACTTATTATAGAGTTGATATAGCTAAAGCCCCTGAGGCTAAAAAGAAATACAAGGTACGTATGGCACCTACTATTATATTATTTAAAGATGGTATAAAAGAAATAGTTTGGAAAGCAGGTTTAGATTTAGAAATGCCAACAAACTTAAAAGAAATACAAGAAGCGATAAACGAAGTTAATCAAGCAAGTAAATTTTAAATTATGTGTCCAATTTGTAATGGCTATTGTGGCCTTTGTTAATAAATGAAAAAGATTAGTGAACACGTCAGCTATAAGGAAGGAGTGTATAGCAATACGGCGACGAGATTAGGTTTAGAAAACAAACCTACAGAAAAACATTTAGCTAATATGGAATTATTAGCAGAAAAGATTTTTGAACCATTACGCAAACACGTTAATGGCCCTATAAAAATAAACTCATTCTACCGCGGACCAGAGCTTAATCAAGCAATCGGTGGAAGTGATAAATCACAACATTGCCACGGGCAAGCGATTGATATAGATGATACATATGGTTATATGTCTAATGCAGACATGTATAAATATGTAAAAGCTAATTTAAACTTTGATCAAATGATATGGGAATTTGGAACGGATGAAAATCCTGACTGGGTACATATATCATATGTAAATGAAGAGGCTAACAGAAATAGATGTTTGAAAGCATATCGTGAAGGTGGTAAAACTAAATACATGGTTATTTAGGAACAATCTTAGAAGCTTTAGAATACTTTGGTGCAGACTTAATTAGTTTGATACCATTCATCCAACCTTTATATTCTAGCTTTTCTCTTTTTAAATCACTGAGCAATCGCCAGTTGATTATTCCCCTACGTTTTAAAGAACTCATATAATGTTCTTCCATATCTCTATCATGAGCAGGTCTATTTAAAACATATACCGGTAAGTGCCAGCTATGAGGATTACAATTACCAACTTTACCACGTTTATCTTTTGGTCTTATTGTAGTTTGTTTATGAAAGAAGTCAAAACCTATAAGATCAATACTTTTATAGGTTTTTATTTTGTCTATAAACCATATAATACTTATGAATCCTGCACTGGGTCTATAATCATTTACACCTAATAAATCTTTACCAAAGTCTTTCATTATTCTAACTAATTCTTCGTCAGAATACATTTGTGTATATTCAGGAAAATCTACAGGTAATCTATCTTCTAATATCCAGTCTTTTAATTTTAAATTACCTCGACATCTATTAATTAATACTTTAGTATTTTTAAATTTACCTGTTTTAAATTCTTCTTTAACATTATTATATGTTGGTGCACGAAACTGGCCTGTAATCCATATATCACATTTATTACCTATAGATTCTTCGTGTATTGGTTTTGCATCAATAGCTCTACCAAATCTAACTACAATATCATAACTGTTAATAACATCTGCAAGTTTATGATTCATAATCTCAACAGAATTACCAACAAATATAATACGTTTATCTTTTACAAACTGTTGTATACTTTCCACCATTCTTCAGAAGCTTCAGTTTCTTTCCATGCTTCAAACCAAGGACCACCATTTGTATAATGTAATGCTTTAGCATCTTTCAAATCATAATGACCAACAAGACTATTATATTCTAAAGGTATAGATCCTATTCTATTTTCATTTATAAAATGAAATTCATGAAGCTGAGCAGGAGATGCATTATCTAAATATGCTTTTGATAATTTACTTTTCATTCTAGCATTATCAAAAACCATTAAACTAGACCAGTTCTTTTTAGGATAGTTTTTATTTTTTGCACCGTCCATTTTATTTTCTTGTATTTCATATTCAGGATGCTTAACAACCGCCATAGCGTTACCTCCTAAATAATCTAAAACTTCTTTTATATCACATTTCCATAAAAAATCATTATCGCAAAATATTGATATACCCTCATAATGCATTATCATTGGGCAATAAAATCTTGTAAAAGAAAACTCTGTTGATTCGCCTTCAACATCTTCTCTGCCATAAATACCAAGTTCTTTTAATTTTGATTTTTCAAGATAAGTTATATCCGCATTAGGATAATAATTACGTATAGATTGCATACAAACTTTAGTAGCATCCATATATCTAGAGTCGTGTCCTACAAATATTCTTAAATTCATTGTTATACTTTTTTACCTGATGTTCTTCTATTAATATCGTCGTGATTAAATTCAGCCCAGTATAATTCAAATGCAACTCCATCTGCTAATCCTTCAAACTGATGAAACTTACCAGGTTTAACCATAGTAAAATCACCAGGCATAAGTATTGTTTCATCAACTAAGCCTTGATCATCTTGCCATACTCTGACAAGCATAGAACCAGATTCTACGTAAAATCCGTTCCATTTAAATTTATGTTCGTGTTCTGAACATTTAAATCCTTTATTAAATTTTATTCTGTGAAATTCTAATACACCATTTTTGTGTATCATTTCGGTGTTTCCCCAAATTTTTCCTGCTTTCATAATTTATTAAAATAAGGTTTAGACCAATTGCGTTTATTCATTAAACGCTGTTTTTGTTTTGGTTTTGGTTTTGGTAAATCTGGCATCCAATTTAACCATCTATCTCTATTGTTTTGTTCAAGCGGTGTTATTTTAAAATTACTTAATTGTTGATTCTTTTTATTTTTAAAATGAACACTAACTAATATTCTAGGCCCTATAGTATCAACTTTATGATATTGATATGAAGGTATATATAATAAATCGCCAGGTGTTAAAACAAATTCATCTATAATTGTTTTAGGTTTATCAGGTATAAACTCTTTATATATAGTCCATTTAGTTTTACCCTCTGTATGAAATAAAAAGTTTTCTGTTTGATCACCGTGTGCTGGAAATGATTTTGAATTAGCTTTAGGTGAAGCATATACATTAGCTTGTCCGTTACCAAAATATCTTTCAAATTCGAGGCAAATGTCAACTAATTGTTTCTTTTGATATTCAGCAAATGGCATTACAAAAGTTCTATTTTTATTTTTCCATTGTTTATATATTTCTTCTTTAGATAAAAATATTTCTTTCATTTTACCACTTCTGACTTTATCTAAACACCATCGACCATCACCTTCTTTTTTATAATCTATTATTTGTAATCCTTTTAAATAAGGATATTGATTCAAACAATAGCTAAAATCATTCCATGTAAATAAATCTTTAAATTTATTTCTTCTAATAACTAAATGTTTTTTACCCCAGTATGTTTTAAAAAAGTTATTTACACCTACAGGTTCTAATATATTTTCAAGTGTTATTTTATCCATCGCACGCTAAACAGTTTTCATCCATAGCTTGTTCAGCAATATCACCTCTAAGTACAGACTCAGTTCTCATATAATATAATGTTTTAATACCTTTTTTCCATGCTTCTAAATGTACTTTATTAATCCATTTAGGGGTTGCAATAGCAGGAAAAGCTAAGTTTAATGAAACAGATTGATCAATATATTGTTGACGTATACCTGCTTGATTAACTAATTCTAATTGATTTATTTCTTTAAAAGTTTTAAATACTTCTTTAGCTGGTATATCATTAAATTTACCAACCATTATTTTATCTAATTCTTTTAAACCTTGTACGGAACCTCCATCTTTTAATATTTTGTTCCATATTTTTTCATTATCAATTTTATGTTTTCTTAAGAGTTTTTTGAGCGTCGGATTTTTCCTAATAAATGTACCCTTTGCGCTTTGTTCAGTAAATACATTAGCAGCCCAAGGCTCGATACCAGGACTGACATTACCGCTAAGCTTACTATTAGAAACAGTAGGTGCGATAGCTCTAAGATGAGTATTCCTAAATCCTGAACCGCGACACCAAAGCGGCTCGCCGAACGTTTCAGCCAACGCCATACTCGCTCTTTCAGATTCAATTTTGATTTGACTAAATATTCTTCGTGTTTCATATTGTGACAATAATCCTTCAAATGGTAAACCTTTATCCTGAAGATATGTATGCCATCCAAGAACCCCAAGGCCAAGCGCTCTACCTTTTTCGGCAGACCTAACTGAGTTATGAAACCCAACTTTACCTTTACTTTTTTGTATAAATTCTTCGAGGACTCCATCAAGAAACCAAATACTATCATATATAAGGTTTGTGTTTTTCCATTCTTCATATTTTGCTAAATTTAATGATGATAAACAACAAACAAATGAATGAGATTCATCAGTATGCAATGTAATCTCACTACATATATTTGTCATATGCACTTTTAATCCGTGCTTTCTGTAAGCGTCTGGATTATTTTTGTTTGTATTTCCTTTAAATAAGATATAAGGTTCTCCAGTTGCTTTACGTTTTTGAAGTAGCTTACCCCATAACCTCCTCGCTTCTTTATCTCCAGCATCAAGTCTTCGCATAAACTTATCGCCGACCACAGCGCACTGGTGTAAGTTGAGCGATTGACGGTTAACGTCTCCTTTAGGTTCTCGTATTTCCAACCACTCTTCAAAGTCGGGGTGCTCAATATTAATATTAACGCTTGCAGCTCCTCTTCGGACAGATCCTTGATTCGTGGCAAGTATAGTGCTGTCGTAGATTTTACAAAACGGCACAGTTCCATCAGATGTTCCATTACCTGTTATATTACTTCCAGCCGGTCTAATCATATTTATACCGATACCTACACCGCCTCCGTGCTTTGCGAGCAGCATCATTTCAAGATTCTTCATACCAATATCATGAATACTATCTGCTACGTCAATTCCAAAACATGATATGGGTAAACCTCGATCTGTACCTGTATTAGATAACACAGGAGACGCTAAACATAACCAACCCTTCCATATATATTCAAAAAAAGTTTCGGCTAGTTCTGGACGATTTAAACGCTTCGCTACAGTTGTAGCTACACGCATATAAGCATCCTTAGGTGATTCATTACCTACAAGATAACCACCTGCTATTGTTTTTTTATACACATCTGTATCTCCCCAGCTGGGATAATCTATATTTTTTTTCCAATCGTTATTCCACATTATAAACCTCTTATTAAATGAGTTATCCATGCTGTTAAACCATTAAGATTTAACACTACTAAATTCCATTGTTTTCTTGATGACACTTGCACTATAACACAGCAGAACCCTAATATATAAAATACAGGTTCCACTGTCCATTGTGCAGCTATCAAAAAGCCTGCTCCCATATATCCTACACGAGATGCAAACTTTTGATAACTTGTTAATCTATTTGTATATCTTAATAATTTTATTAATCTATACTTCCATCTTCTTTTTCTGTTCATTACCAAATGTCTTCAAAGTCTTCGCCTTCGTTTGCTTTTGAGTAATCAGTTGGCCTAACAGCGAAAAAGTCAGTATGAGTATGGCCCCCGGTAAGATGATCAAACCAAGCCATGTTATCAACCGCTTTTTGGTCATAGAATGTGAAGTCCCACTGCTTATACTTTTTATCTTTGTAGCCAAGCTCCGCAAGTTTGTCTCCAACTCTTTTTTTGATGAAGTGTACCAGATCATATTGTTTTAAATTTTCTATATCGCCCATTTCAAATATCTTACTAATATAAGACATTTCAGCGTTGTGCATTTCTAATGCAGCTTCAAATATGTGCGGCTCACATTCTTCCTTTAAACCAGGAATTTGAGAACACATATGTCTAAATAATTGACATCCCATTTTTGAATGCAATGATTCGTCTCTTACAGACCATTTCATTTGCTGCCCAATACCTTTAAGCATGTTTCGCATTTGAAACGAATACAATACCGCAAAAGCAGAGTATAAAGATACTCCTTCAGCAAATGCAGAAAATACTGCAAGACTTTTACCAATACCCACAGGGTCATTACCATCATAAGCAACTAAGTTTTCAAATCTTTTAGCCGTAGCTGGCTCGTGTAAAAACGCCTCATAATCTTCAAGACCAAGAGTTTCGTTTAAGTAACTGTATGCGACTGCATGAATAGTCTCTTGACTTCCAAACATCATCGCCATTTGCTGTATCTCATGCTTCGGGAACCAAGATACAACTTTTTGCGTCCAATAGTCGGAGACAGCGCATTCGGTTTGTGCGAAGCCGAGTAAAATGTTTCCAACAAGGTTTTTTTCTTTGTCATTAAGTTTTTCTTTCCAATCTTTAACATCACCGCTCATAGGTATTTCAGTATGCAACCAAAATGCTTGAGCTTGCTTTAACCAACCTTCAGTGTAATATTCAGGATATTCAAAAGGTTTATAAGGTATTCTTTCTGTAAATATAGGTGCTTTCATATTTAATTTTTCCATTCTATTGCTAGGTCTACGAAAGGTATATAAAATACCATTTGAGACCAGACAGGACCTTCATAGGTTCTTACTCCGAATAATATTCCAGGATATATTCCAAGAGCCATTGACCAACTATCTTCCCTGTCCTCTGTATTGTTTGACATAATTTCTACTTGATTTTAAATTACTTGATTTAGACTTGGCATGTACACCAGGTCTTTTCTTTTTTGCTTTTCTTATATATTGATATATATTTATTTTCTTAGCCATAACATTTAACGTTATATTTATTATGTATAAATTCTAAGTCTTTCCATTTTAAATAACCACGTTGTTCAACAGACCATTTAATGAACGTATCAATTTTACGTTCTTTATATTTACGTCTGGCTAAATGCTTGGCTGATTCTTTAGTATTTCTATTACCTTGTCGCATTCTTTTTGATTTTGTGGTTTAAATAAAGTATAGCTTGGAAACTGTTGCATAACAAGTTTCTTAAATAATTTCCAACGCATTGGAAAAGATTCGTTAGGTCTACCTTTAGTTTCAATTATAAAGTTTTTACCAATAAAATCTGGTGTATACTTTATAGGCAAGATTCTTTTCTCACCTCTGTTTTTAAATAACCCTTTGCTATTTGATTGTCGTTCCCAACATTCATTATCAAAATGAAAACCATTTAGCAACACAAACGTTTCACCTTCGTAACTAGCTTTAATACCAGCTTTTTTCAAAGCACAGTACATATATTTTTCAAGGCCAGATGCGAAAGTGATACCGTCGTGAGTTACTTTCTTTGAAACTACAGGACCTCTTTTCTTTCGTCTATAGTTCCTCTTCTTCATTGACTTCAATTCTTTTTAACATACACTCTTCAATCTCATCGCATAATACAAGCTTAGCTTTTTCAATATAATTTACAGCATCCATAAGCTCTTCTTGTATATGTGTTAGCCATGTTTCAAGTGTTTGTTCATCATCGTGTAATGTAACGCCATATTTTGCATAGCCTACATCTGAACGTGCTTTAATCTTATTAATAACTCGTTCAATTACTTTATCTCTAATATTACTCATCTTTAACAAATGTTCCATTAACCATTGTACCAGTTCTATTAGCTATTTGATTATACGCTGATGCTATACATGTTTCAACCTTTACGTTTCGTTGTTCAGCTAAATTAGTTAGCACTACAATCATATCACCGATTGCATCTACAACTTCTGCTTGATCGTCTTTTAATAACGCTTTTGCAAGTTCTCCAGATTCTTCTTGAAGTTTTACGTATTGTGTTTTAGCATCGCCATTTTCATATATGCCTCTGACTTTTGCCCAGTCTCTTATATTATCAAATATAGTTGTTGGCACTTGTTTTTGTTCTTTGCCTTCTATGTAGTCATTTAATGATTCTAAACTATTTTGTTTATTAAACCATTCAGACAAAGCTTTATTATACACATAACATCTATTATCATTATACATAGAAGTGTGAGCATTATCTACAATCCATCTAATTGTATCATTGTCTAGCATGAATCTACCGTGTTCAGTTTTCCATACCATACCTAGCTCATCGTGTAATCTACCCTTTAACTTATTAAGCGGACAAGGGAATGTGGTGGTTTGTTCGGTTACGTTAATTTTCATTTTAAATAAATTTTTATATAATTTAATATCTTTTTTGTAGCCATAAGACTTTTGAAGTTCTATTTCCCTCTTAGATATATAATCAATATCTGTAGACGATTCTAGAACCTCATATTCTCCAGGTTGATAACCCTGCGTTTGCGTAACCCTTTTATTAAGATCACGTGTTACGCCGATTTTTTTACCCGGAATGTGGTATAAATAAAAAGTTTCTGTCATTATTTTCCAACATTTAGTTTTGCCTTGATAGGAGACAAAGGTTTATAATTAATTAATTCAAATTGTTTTTTCTTTGGTATTTCTAATCCAGGATTACTTCTGTGTCCTCCTTTATATATAATACCATCACCTGTTATTTTTAATTTAGGCAATGCTAAATGGTCAACAGTTCTATAAATATATTCTTTTGCAGCATCTAAGTGATTTAAATATAAATGACAATCACCAAGCTGTGCAATAAGTTTACCAGGTTTATATTCTGTATTGTGACATAATAATTCTAATAATGTAGCATACATTGCAATATCATAAGGTAAACCTAAGAATACATCTGCAGACCTTTGAATCCACATCAAATCCATTTTACCATTATTTATATTTACTTGCATTGCATAATGACATGGTGGTAATACCATATTCTTTAATTTATCTGGTCGCCATGCACTTATAATATGTCTTCTTGATGAAGGGTCAATACTAATACCTTGTATTAAGTTCATAAGCTGGTCGTAACCATTAAAGTCACGCCATTGTGCACCATATACAGGACCTAGCTTGCCATCTTTACGGCCAGACCTTTTATAATCATCATCCCAATAATGTACATTATTTTCATGCAAATATCCTAAGTCTGTTCTGCCTTGTAATATCCATAATAACTCAGTAATAACATGATTAAAATACATCTTCTTACCAAGTAACATTGGAAAACCTAATGACATATCGTGTTCAAGCTGTCTACCAAATAATGATTTAGTACCAACACCTGTTCTATCATCTTTAATTGGTGCTGACTGTAATATATTTGCTAATAAAGCTCTATATTCATTTTCTATATTTATCATAATAATATTTACAAAATTTATAATATTCTGGCCATAATGTATGTTTATCATATATATGTGGAGCAAAGTTACATTTTTCTCCTCGCTTATATGGACCAATGTTTATACATATTTTCCATTCACCATCTGTTGGCGTAGCCCACGGTGATATTCTTATATCATTCCTTGTACAAAACAACTTCCATTCATTTTCTTCAGGAGTTGCAATATAAGATGGTAAATAATTTTTCTTTTTTCTTTTGTATAAACTTTTCATTATTCCCAGGGCATTGGTTCATCTTCAGTTACAATATCATAATGTGGTATAAAACAACCTGAGCGTGGTTCCCAAGTAAAATGAGCTTCAGCTCCATTCTCACCAAGATTCTGAAACTTAACTTTTAAAACTTTTGCTTTAACAGTTTTCTTTTCATAATCTCTATGAACTAATAAGCCATGATAACTTGCATCATACCATTCACCACCACCTTTAATATTATACATAGTTGGTTCTTCAATCTTACCGTCTGAGCCTTTATACATTTTAGTAGGGTGTGCAACTATAAATACCAGCACATCATACTTCTTTGCAAATATTTCAATCTTAGTAAGATATTCCATTGTATATCTGTTTACATCTTCAGTCTTGGCATCTACATCTCTAATTTTATTAAATGGGTCTATAACTAGGCATTTAATACCTTTACGTTTAACTAGCTCTGCACCTTTACGTAATACTGTTTCAAGAGTATATCGTTCCATATCGATGAAGAAAAAATTATCGTTAACGTGTTCTGCTACTTGTTTCCATTTAGCTGTGCCAATATCTGCTTTTCTCGGCATGTCTTGCCATACTTTACGCATTAGTTTATGCGCATGTAAATATGTTGGAGCATTCTCAGGAGATGCAAATGCTGTTTTCCAACCGTAGTTTTGATTATATCCTACAACCATTTGGTCAACAAAATCAGACTTACCGCTACTAGGTATACCAGTAACAGTGATAAACTGACCAGTGTATGTACTGAATATTTCATCAAAGTTTTTGAGACCAACTTGGAAACCTTTTTTGAAACCGTGTTGTACAAAGTCTGTAACCTCATGTTCTATATCTTTAAATGTTGTAACATTTTCAAGTGGTACAGGTCTGCATTCTTTTATTGTTTTAGCTAAGTCTTCTTTACCATATTTAAGTAAATAATCATTAGCATCTTTACAATCTACAAAATTAGTTAAGTAACAAACTTCTGCTCCTAACCTTCTAATCAATTCATTTTGCAATGCTATA